TCTAATATAGGAACTAGTTGAGACCCAATAGTTGCAACCATTCCCATAAATTGATTTTGAATTTGTTCCAATGTAGCCTGTTGTTCCTGTTGTTTAGCAAACTTTTCAGTTTCTAAAGCTAAATCTTCTGCTTTTATATTTGTAATATCCAATCCAGCTTTAATTGCTTCTTCAGCTGCGATTTTTTGATCCTCAGTTAGTGAACTCAATTTATCTTGTGCATCTAATTGTTTAGTAATCTCCTCAACAGTCATATTAGATGCTTTTGCTAAAGCCATTTGAGTATGATAATCTTGTTTTCTAAAATCACCACTTCTTTGAATTTGTTTTAAAGTTTCTTCTGCTGCAGCCGCGGTTTCCCCTTCTATTGCCAATGATCGAGCTTTACTCAAATTAAATTGCCCACTAACAAATGTTGCAGCTACTAATTCATCTTCTATACCACCTTCAAAATCTAAAAGTTTTTCTGCTAATGCTACTTGTTCTTTTAAAGAACTACCCATTCTTCGTGCTTGGATAGCATTTCTAGTTAATTGAGTTAAATCTCCCTTAAATAATGTTGATGTTGCTTCTGCGTTTTCAGCCATATCTTCCATTACTTTTGCAGGAGCAACTCCTGCTAGGGCTGCCATTTCAACAACTTGCTGCTGAACATGTGCGGCAGTTTCTGAACTTAATCCTCCAATACTTTCAAAAATTCGTTGAACTTTTCCAGAGTCTTTAGCTGCAATTCCAAAATTTTTATTCATTACAGTTAATGCAGCAGTAGTTTCTTTTGAGAAATTCGCTACATCACTAAATTCAGACTTTAAAGCTGCTGAAGTATCCAATACATCCTTTGCTCCAATACCCAAATGACCGAATTCACCAGCTATTTCATTAGCATCCGATTTAATTCCTTCCATTTGGGACTTGGTAAGTCCAGTTGTTTCTCTAAATTCTTTTGCAGCACTATCTAATGCAGTAAATGAGGATATAGCTGCGGTTATAACACTAGCAAGTATTATAAATGCAGCTGCACCTGCACCCGCAGTTGTTAATGCAGTACCTAATTTTTGTGCAAATTCAACTCCTCCTTTTAGCCCCTCTGGTATCGCTTCGTATAACCCTTTTTTTTCTTCCTGTATAGCCTTTATTCGTTGTTCTTTTTGATAAAGTTTTTCAGTTTGATTAATTGCATCTTCTAACTTTTTTCTCTCATCATCGGATAACTCTAACATGGTTTCCTTTAAGTCACGTCTCATTTTATCAAACTCCGTTAATCCTTCAGCATCGTCAATTGCCTTTGCAGTTGCTTTTGCCTGAGCCAATAAAGATGCGTTCATTTCAGTCATTAAAGCACCTCTTTCTCGTTCATTATCAAGTTCATCTCCTGTTAAAGTAGCTTCTCTTGCTTTACTTTTAGCAATATCTTCAGCAAGTGCTTTATATATGGATGTTTGAGTATTTATACTCGATTGAGTTTGTAATTGAGATTTTACACTAGAACTTAATTTTGCATAGGATTTTGCAAATGTGGCGTATTCTTTTACATAAGTTTGTGTACTTGTTAGCTGCTGATTTTGAACATCTCTTTGTTGACGAAGTATTACTAATTGATCACGAGCTATTCGTAATTGTTCTTGACCTGCCGCACTTATGTCATTCGCATATTGAGCTTCCTGTTGCCGAAAACGGGTTATATCTTCATATAATTGATTAATTTCAGACATATCTTGTGGAGTTTTGCATTTTAATTATTTAATTATATATACATTTATTAATATGCACCGTACTTTTTAAGTATTTCTATTGCTTCAGGACTTAACTGTCCACTTCTATTATTAAGTTTAGCTATATCAGCATCTAATTTTTTAAGTACTGGATCGTTATCTATTACAGATTGTAAATCTTTTGGTTTTTTCTTATCCCCAAACCATCCAAAAAACTCTTTTAGATTTGATTTTGAAATTTTATATTTAGGCATAGTTTTAAATTTTATGTTTATTATATATAAATATGAACTTAAAAAAAAAGTTAGGATTATTTTCTAATCCTAACTCTATTCCCCTTTGTACTTGTAGGTGCATTAGCCTTTTCAATTGCTTTAGACTCTGCAGTTTTAGCTTCCAATAATTTATTATAGTAAAACCTTCTAAACTTTGTTGGCATTTTATATAATTCCATCATTGTAAATCCATTACCATAATTACACATCTCAAATATTTGAGTATGTAGTATTATACTATGATTAATCGGCAGGCCAAAAAAAGTTCACACCCAGAGTTACAGAAAGAGCCTCCGTCTCCCCATCATCGTAGGTATGGGTAGTTGTCATATCCATATCAGGTGAAATACTCTTTACATAATTTCTAAGTGCTTTACTATCTCTAGCCAACATTCCGTTTATATACTTATTTATATGTGATATTTCTGAATTACCATCCACTGAAATAATCATATATCTCAATCTAGTTGTAATGTCCGCCGATACATCTTTTCCTAATCTTTCTAATGCATTAATATCTTTTTCTATTGCACCTTCATCACCATGAGTTAATAACTTAAATTTAATTTTATTTTTTCCTAATGGAGTTTCAAAAGTAAATTCATTTGAATTCTTAAATAAAGAAAAATCCACTTCCTTTGTTTTAATTTCGGATAAATCTACAGTAGTAGTGATAGTTGAAGCTGTTTTAGAAGAATAAAATGACATTTTGTATTCATGCCCATAACCCAACAATCTAGTTGCAAGAATAATTGCGTTTTTATCTCCAATTACAATATCATTTGGATTTACACCCTTATCCACAATAATAGACTCAAATAACTTATCCAATACTACACCCTTTTTAATAAGGTTTTGATTGGAAAGAATATCCTCCTCTTTCGCAGTCATATATTTAATTTCAATTGTTCCACTGGATAGTGGATGATCCTTTGGATATACTAACCCCTTTGAAGGTAAATCCAGTATTTCGGTTGGAAAATCATATTTTTGTTGTTCCATAACTTAAATTATATTTTTTAGTTTCATATATAAATATATAAAGTTAAAAAAGTTAGAAAATAAAAAAACCCCTACTTTTGTAGAGGTCTTTTTTACTATTAATATAATTACTAAATTAAAACTCAAGTATTGCGTAATCGTAAGCAAGTCCTAATTCAATTGATGCAGGTTCATTAGAGTCAAATGAAAGGTCACCAAAGTTTACAGTTGTTAAGAACGCTCCCTTTAATTTCCATTGTTCAATCTTATCACCAACAGGTCCTAACATATAAATGTCAATATCCTTTTTGTAAAAATCAGCATATCCTCTTCTACCGGTAATGGACTCATGTCCTAAACGAACCCACTCCATTACTGCCTGTGCTCCTGATGGAACGATTGGGTCAAATAGAGTGATTGTAATGTCCTGCCATTCACCTTTACCTTGCAACTTTCTCTTCACGTTGATATGATCCATCGTAATAGTTTCAAAGTTAATTGAAGGTCTACTAGCTGCTTTAATCATATATGAAGGGATACCATCAATTTCCATGATGTATCTGTTCTTCATCTTTGGTTCAAAGTTCGTATAGAACATTTTATCAAATTCTAATATTTCTGCCATTTTTATTTTCTGTTTATTTTAATAATAAATATACTTTAATTATTTTTTCTATATTTTACCAAATTATGCGGAGAATGAAGCTCCAGTTGGTAAGATGTTGAAATCAATAACTATAAATTCTGCGGTTTTAGCAGGTTGTAAGAAGATTTGTCCAGCCAAGATGTTTCTATCAATTACATCAGGAGTGTTGTTAGTTTCATCCATTACAACATTAAATGCGTACAATCCTTGTCTTTGTTGAATTGCTTCAAGATATGGATTTACGGTGTTTAAGAACCTAGTTCTAGTAGTAGATGTGTTTTGCTCAAATACTAAGAACCTAGAAGTTGATGCAATAAATTTCTTAACTGTAATCAACAATCTTCTCACATTAATTCTATCTAATGCAGATGCTCTATCTTGAAGAGTTTTCTGTCCGTATGCCACAATACCTTGTCCAGGGAATGCCGCGATTGGATTTACTTTGTTTTCATATAGAGTATCTCTTTCAGAGTGAGTCAATCTATTTAGAACATTAACTGCTCCAATAATACCACCTCTATTCAAACCAGCAGGTGCAAACCATTCTGCCGCTAATCTATCGTTAGATGCAAATACTGCAGGTAACAATACTGAAGGAGGAATACTTGCCAACTTATTTGTAGGAGCAATGATAGTTTTTACCCAAGGATAGTAAGTTGCTGCATAGTTGGAGTCAACTTGAGATGCTTGGAATGTTGCTTCAGAAATTGTATCAGTATTTGGAACACATCCAACAAAATCCGCGATATAGAAGCAATCTTGTCTCGCTTCAACCATATCAATTACTCTAGTAGTAACATTAGGATGCAATCTTCTTATAATTCCAGGAGTTACTACCATATTTATATCAAAATCATCAGGATTAGATACAGCTGCAATCGCTTTAGCGTATGCAATTGAACCACTACTTGCTGCGTTTGAACAATTAAATCCTTGAGTGTTATCGTTAGAAATATCAGTTCCCAATGCAGGTTTAATAACAGGGTTCATTCCATCAAATCCACTTTGAAATGCCAATACAAATTGTCGCTTTACCATATCAGATGAAGCGGAACCTGTCATTTCATAAGATAACTGAGAGTCAAATGAGAAATCAACATTAGAACCTACACCTGCTCCAACAGGAATTGGTTTTAAGTATTGTGAATTGTCAATCTTTACACCAGAAGTTTCAAAGTCAAATCCACTGAAATTGATTGGAGATGAAGTATCGTTTGTAGTTGAGTTTGTTTGGAAAACAACTGCAGGTACTTTAGTAGCATCATTAGTAGTAGTGTATATTGAGTTAGTATATGCACCATGTCCAAAAGGAGCTGCTGAAATTGGGAATGATCCTGGTTCAGAAACTTCTACTCTAATGTATTTTGATCTATTTCCATAATCACCGGTTTCAGTTTGCTTACCATTGATGTCAATAGTTACATTTCTATCACCAATTACTCTTGCAATATAATTTGGAGATGCTGGATCTAAGTTAACATTATTAAATGTTTCCAATACAACTTTTCTCTTATCAGTATCATCAAATCTTCTAACAGTTACAGTGAATGTAGAATAATCAGTTGCCCCATCTTCACCAGCTGCTTTAACATTTGAAATAGCTACTTTAAATTTTTGATTATAATTTGTACCATCACCTAAAGTTACAAACTTAAATAAGCTATATCTATCACCACTAATTAATTGAGATTTAATAATTGGTGTTTCT